ATGAGAACACTGATGTTTACATACAAAATCTTAAGAAAGGAAAATTCTGGTGTCCTGTTTGTCCGAATTGTAAAGAACAGACGCAAGGCAGAGTTTACCCTTGGAGTTGCAATGTCGCAGAAAGAATATGATGATGCGATGTTGTTGTCAACCACCGCGAGCAAACAACGTCAGGCCAGGTATATCCGGAGTCTGACTGACAAGCTCGATGCCATGCAGCTCGACATGGTGCAATATGGGTTAGACAAGAATATGGATGCCTCCTCCCTGCGCGACAGAATCAAAGCCGAAATACTGTTCCTTCCCGACGAGGAAGAGGAGAGTGAGAAGGAAAAGGCGAAAAGAGAGCTATTCATGCCGTTCTTCCGGCAGCGCATCGATTCCAAAACGAACGAGGGCTATAAGGAGAGCCAAGAATACACATATAAGAAGATAACTGAATTTGCAGATGATGCGAATCGGTTGAAGTTCGCCGACATCGACCTCAAATGGCTAAACCGCTTCGACGAGTGGCTTGTCGGAAAGGGGTTGAGCCAGAACACCCGGAACATCCACTTCAAGAACATCCGAACCATCATCAACCGTGCGATAGACGAGGAGCTGACGGACAAATATCCGTTCAGACGGTTCAAGATAAAGCCGGAGGCAACCCGTAAGCGGTCTCTTACGGTAGAGGAGTTGCGCAAGCTGTTCACATGTGAGGTGGAGCCATATCAGGAAATGTACCGCGATATGTTCAAACTCATCTTCATGCTGATCGGTATCAATGCCGTTGACCTTTTCAATCTGAAAGAGGTGACATCGAGCGGACGAGTGGAGTACAGACGAGCCAAGACACACCGTCTGTACTCAATCAAGGTCGAGCCGGAGGCCATGGAGCTGATTAAAAAGTATCCGGGCACGAGTGGTCTGCTCTCCATTTCCGACAGATGGACTTCCCACAAAGACTTCATAAAATGGACGAACAAGGGGTTGCAGAAAATCGGAGAAATGAAGATTGTCGGTCGCGGCGGCAAGAAAAAGATAACGTCGTTCTGGCCGGACATCACGACATATTGGGCGCGGCATACATGGGCGACAATCGCCTACAATGACCTCGACATACCGAAGGATGTCATCTCCCAGGCACTCGGTCACAGCATGGGAAGCGGTATCACCGAGATTTATCTTGACCGCGACCAGCGCAAGGTGGATGAGGCCAACCGCCGTGTACTCGACTGGGTTCTGTATGGCAAGAAGTAATGAAAAACGCGCCTGTCCTCACGGATGGGCGCGTTCGCTTCTAACCAATTCAAACAAAATAAAACAAAGGATATACGATGTCTCAGAGTATGCGTTTACGGCCACGGCGGTCAAGGACTCTGACTTTCGCGTCAGCCGGCAGCTCTCCGTCAAGTCCGGAATTGTCGTAGAGATGCACGAATATGACCGCGTTCTCTCCGGCCTCGATGCTGACATGGGTGTCGTGCCGCAGATAGACAGTGGCCGCAGTCCATGGCGCGAACCGCAATGTACCGGTGCATTTCCCCATCAGCACATATGTGCCGTGGTGCAGTTCGTTGCCATCGATGAAGTCAAGCCGTTGGTCAACATAAACCCCGTTGCGTACGAGGTCGAGGGTAGGGAACATTCGTTTGATTGCTTCCGTAGTCGGCCAGTCATGCTTGATGCAGAAGTCGAGTCCGCGCTTGAACTTGTCGATAAGGGCATCCGTTCCGGTATTGTCCTGCCATTCCTCAGTCCATTTTTTGCAGAGTCCAAGGCTGATTGCCTCTTCGCGTAGTGCTGTGCTGATATTTTCCATATTCATAGATTTGATTTATGCTATATGTATTCTTGAAGTGCCGTTGCTGACTTTTCGGAACAGGTCGTAAATATCCTGCGCCGCCTTTGCATTGGCGAGGGTATTGGCTGCAATCTGCTGCTGGATTTGCAGCTGTGCGCGTGCTATCACGGTCACTTCCGGTAGAACAGAGTCGATCATCCGTGACAACAACTCCTGAGTCGCCGCATGGTCAAGCTCCATGTGCGCTACCGAAGCGCGTATGGCGTTGACGTATGAGGCAAGCAAATCGGCGGTATCCTCGGTTATGCTCTGTATTCCGGCGGAGAGACCGTTTGCAGTCTCCTTGTCATCGAGTGCGCCACCTAACTGCTCGTTGACCGCATCGTATAGTTCTTTGGCATTCGCTATGCCCGATTTTATGTCATTGAGCATCCTGCCAAGAGTGGCGGCATTGTCGGCATCAACAAGGAAGTCCTTGCCATATGCGCCGCCCTCGCCATCCTCGCCGAACAGCCATGTGCGCATGTCATCCATCAGAGGTGCGATTATGTCAGCTGAAATCATCTTGCTGACAAGGGAGCGCATGATGTCCGATACCGCGTCTTCGAATGCCTCCGCAGCGTCAGTGCCTTGCGAGAAAGCATCTACAAGCGCGTCGGCTATTGATTCGGCCCATGAGTTGAGGTCGATACCGTAGATTTGCTCGGCCATCTCCATCGAGAAGGTCATGATTTTCTGCCGGGTCTCGTCAATCTGGTCATCAAGTTCGCGGATAGCGTCGTCATCCTTGTTTTTCTTGTCCTCTTGCAGACGCTTCTGTTCTTCGAGTTCGGCAAGCTGCTCTTTCATGAGCTGACGCTGGTAGGCGAGTGCGCCACCCTCCTCGTATGCCTGAATGCGGGCGAGGATGGCCTCCCTCTCTTCATAGAGGGCGTTTATCTCTTTGCTGAGCTTCTTGATTTTGGCGTTGTTCGCAAGTGCGACAGCTCCACCGATAATCATGCTGACCGTAGTGGCGGCTGCGCCGATAATCGGGCCACCGAACAATGTGGCAGCTCCCGATGCTATGGCAGACCCGTTGAGAGCATCGCGTTTCTGACCTTTGAGTTCGGCAATGCGGTCTTCTTTCTCGGCGACGCTTTGTGTTATCTCGTCAATCTGCTGCTTTGCCTTGTCAACATCAAAGATGTCGGCATTGCGGAGGTTGCCGAGTGTGTATTCCATGCGTCTCTCAATCGCATTGATGATGTTGGTAATCTCATCGTATGCGGCCTGACTCTTGGAAATCATCGCGTCGAGCTTCGCGTCATGCCATTGGTTGAATGTGGTGAACCATGCGGTGAATGATTGCACGACACCCTTTATCACACCTCCGACATTACCACTTTTAAGGCTGTCCCAGGCATCCGTCGCTCCCTGCGAGGCTTCCGAAAACGCGTCGAGAAATGCTCCGGCCTCTCCCCATGCGGTATCTGCGCCCACGTCCACGCCGTATGACTCGGCCATTTCCTGAATAAGCTCGAATGTGCCCTTGATACCCTGCACGGTGTCATTGATACCATGCACTATGGTGTCGATGACTGCCATGGTGCTCATGGCACCCTGCGCACCGTTCATGGCCGCAGACGCACCCTCTTTCATGGCCGAGGCCGCATCCATGGCCGATTTAGCCTGATCCATCCCTGCCTGGTCTCCCGATTCCTGCGCGGATTTGAATAGTTCCGAGTACTTATCGTAGTCTTGCGATGCTGAATAGAAGTCGGATTCGCTCTGCTCATATTTGTCTTGAAAGAGCTTGTTGAGTCCTCCTTTCATGAAAGACTGGAAGTCAGTACCCTTGTTATTCAGTTTGTCGAGCTGTTTCTTGATGTTCTTTATCTCGTCGGCATATTCCTTTGCGGAGATTGTGCCGTCCTGCAACTTCTTGTCAAGGTTCTCACGGATTTTGCGGCCGACTTCCTCCGCCTCGTCCTTTGTCATCGAAAGAATGGCATTGAAGAATTTGAGGTATTCGCCGCTCTTCTGGAAAATCCGGTAATCGAAGTCGTGCTGGACTTGGGCTGAAAGAGTTTCTTTCTTTCCGCCAAGACGGTCGCTGTCTGCAATCGCTTTGAGCTTGCGGTCACGTTCTGCTGCGAGAGCCGCAATCTCGTCCTGAGTGGTCTTGTACTCTGAAAGCATTTCGGCGACCTCATCGCGTTCTTTCTTGCGGTATTCGGCTATCTTGTCGTAGGCTTCCTGCCACGCTTTCGCAAACTCCTCGCCATATGCCGCCTCGGCTTGCTCGTAGGATGTGAAATCATCAAATGACGCAACTCTGTCATAGGCTTTCGCGACCTCGGCAAACTGATTCTTGATCATCTTGACATAGTCGGTCTCGCCACCTTCCATGCCGAACGAGAACGTGTAGGCAAGACTCTCGTTGCCGGTCGCGTTCTTTATCTGCTCGTACAGATTCCAGTTTTCGAGCTGACGTTTCGATTCGGCCTCGACTTTTGCCAATTCTTTCTGAATCGTTTCGTCGAGGATGGTCTTGTCAACGTCAAAGAGTGTTTTCAGAATCTCGTTGAGCAGGGATTCGCGCTGCGAATGCCCTTTGACTCCCTTTGACTCCAGCTTACCGCGCAGCTTCTCGACAAGTGCCCTGTACTCTTCCGCAGTACGGGGTATATCCTCAGCCGAGAATCCTGAAAAAATACCCGATTCTGCAATCTTATTTGCCGCGTCCTCCTGCCCGACGGATTTTGACCATTCCTTAAACTTGCCCCATGCATCCTTGATGTCCTTGAACTCCTGCTTGAATTGCTCGGCTACCGAGTCTCCATGAGACTTGTTCCCCGTATGCTTATTTGATTTCCGGTCTTTTGTTTCAAGGTCAGTCCAACCGAGATACTGAAGCGCAGCATTGACTTCATCCCATTCTTTTTGCGCCGCTTCGATACCGATACCTGCGGCTTTTGCGGCATCAAGCTCAGACTTGGCTTTCTGTTTAGCCTCCTGTGCCGCATTGCGGGCATCAAATACGGAGTTTGACTTCATCCATTGCCTCATATATGATTGTGTGGTCGGAGTCAGACCGGGATAACCTTTTTTCTGCACAGTCTCGCGTTCGAGGTCTGTCGGCTTGTCGTTGGCCGATGTATAAACCAACTGAATCAGTTGAGTCAGAGGATTACGTGCAAGATAGTCAGCCATCTCCTTGTTTGTCAGCTTCAGGTCTGACATTACCTGCCTTTTTGCATCCTCCATGAGCTTGCTGACCGCTTGCTTTTGCGCATCAGTCAATTGCTCGTATGACTCGTACCGGAGAATCATCTGGGCTGCCTGTAAGCCAGCGTTTGTGCTGTCCGACATCATCTTCTTGAACTTTTCCTGCATTGCCGGACCAATCTTGTCCTCCATAATCATTCCGGCCATGCCGTAGTGCTCTTCCAGTTTTTTAGCCATGATTGCCTTGGCATCGTCTCCGGCTTCTTCCATCTGGTTGAGCATTTCCTTCAATTGCACAGCGAGAGCATCCCGGTCTGTAAGAGGGTTGTAATTCACCCTTTTTAACCGGGTATCAAGGTCTTCTATGAATTTATCTGTATCGCTCTCTAACTCTTTGAGTGCCGCAGATATTTGTTTTGTGTTCAGAAGATGGTCGGTATCAATTTTTGTATCAGCCGAGTCATGGTTCTTGAGCCAGCTGTTAAATGCGTCCTTTGCTGTCGAGTACTTTTCAATGTTATCAAGAAGGTAGTTCAGCTTATCATCATATGATGTCATGCCCGCAACGGCCTTATTAAATGATTCATCAGCTTTAGTCGCTGCATTTACAGCATCCACCATCGATGATTTGAAATTTGTCGAGAAACTTGCTATGCGGTCATCGACTCTTTTGAGCGCATCTGTGTAGTCTTTGGCATTTTTGACAAGACCATCCGAGAACCAACCTTCATCCGTACTCTCCAATGCCCCTGTGATTGATTTGTTGAAAGATGTTCTGTAAGAATCCCTTAGATTCCTGACACTCTTGACAAGTTCCTCATATCTTTCGGTCAACGAACGCACATGCCCTTTCTGGTCAACAAGTGAATTATTGATGTCTTCTAACGGTGTGTTGGAGTAATCCTTAATCGCATTCTCCAGTTCCTCAATTCCCTGAGTGAGTTCGAGATTAGACAACCCTTCCGGAGATTTTATATTCTCCACAATATCAAGGAGGTTTTTAAAACCATCCATTCTCTTTGAAAAAATGTTATCGCCGATTTCCTTGAACTTTTCAGCCTCTTGATTATTCTTCGACCATAACGACAGTACTGCGCCAAGTCCGGCCATAATCATGGTGAATGGGTTGAATACCAGTGACCGCAGTGTTCCAAGTAGCCCGGCACCTGCGGTCTGGAGTTGCTTCCATATCACCGTGCTTCTTTTGGCTGCGGCGGCACGGGCAATCTGTGCGTTCATTTCCTGAATATCTGCGGCGGTCATGCCTTTGGTTGTCAGAACATATTGCGCGTCGGCCACAGTCAATTTCTTCAAAGCGACAAGACGTAATATATCCTCCCTCGTCAGAAGTTTCTTGACCATGAGCGCATCCGCTTCTTCTGCGGTCAGCTTCTTTGACCAGAGTACATTCACTCCCTTAATCTTGGCAAGACCGGAGCTGGCAAGATAATTCGCTTCTTCCGCCACGGTTAAACTTCTGTATGACTGAGCGGCAAGATTGGAGTAATAGTGGGTCATTTTCATAGATGCGTGCTGCTTTGCCGCCGCTGCTATGGATTTTCCAGCTACTACATTGTGAGCCATGATTGCAGCCTTATATATGCCAAAAGCAACGGTTGCTCCACCGAGTACAGCACCAAGTGTTTTCCAATTGCGGGTAAGCCCCTGCAATATCTCCGCCATGTCTTTCAGGCCGCTTCCTACGCCCGATTCGGCTATCTCGCCGAACATGAGCTGAATGTTGTCCTTGACAAGTTTCCACGAGGTCTTGACCGAACCCGCGAGCTTTTCCTGCATGTTGTAGAACTTGCCTCCCTCGTCGGTCATATCCCATAGAATCTCCTTGACCATATCGAAACCTATCTCTTTCTTGGAGATTCGCTTCATGACATCCTGCACTGATACGAACTTGCCTTCAAGCTCGGTCAGTTTCTTTGAAAGCTGGTCGTAAATCGGTATGTTGGCATACGCGAACTGCTTAGCCTCCAAACCGTCGAGGAATGTGCGGTTCTTCGTCTTGCCGAATGCGAGGATAAGTCGGTTTATGTCAACCGATGTCGCAGCCGATATGTCGGCAAGACGTTTGGCTGTGTCGTAGACCTCGTTGTACTGAACACCGTAGGCTGACAGCTGCTTGATGTTCTTTGTCAGGTCTATGACACCGAACGGGGATGTGCGTGCGAGTCCTTTTATCTGGCTGTACAGCGACTCCATCTTGCTCCCGGAACCGTAGATTGTCTCCAGCGCGATTTTCTGATGCTCCAGCTCACCGCCAATCTCGATGACCTGCGAAAGAAACTCCTTGGCGGCATGGATTGAGTAAAGAGAGGCCATGGCCGAGCCGAGTTCACCGGCAAGCCGGATGTTGCTTCCGAAAGCACCGCCGAGGCTCAGAGATGCACGCGCATGTACGCCCGCAGCGTCAGCCGCCGACATATGTGCCGCCTTAAGTTTCGCAAGTTCGGCTTGTGCCGCCCGGTATTCACCCATTTTCAAGTCCTTGTAGGTCTTGGCGTTTGTCGGGCTTATGTTTGATGCTTGGTTGAGCGCGTTCTGCACTGCCTGACGCGCCTGATCCTGCATGACCTTTATCTGTATCGGGAACTGCTTGCCGCGCAAGGCATCCTCGATGGACTGATGCAGTATGTCACGCGACACCTGCAATCCGAATACGCGGCTCGACATACCCATCAGTGCGGCCTGCACGGAACGGGCGATAACGTTCGGGTCGCACGTTATCTTGACATTGTAGCCTTGTCCGTTGAGTCTTGTCCGTATCTGACGCGAGAACTGGTCATTGATTGAGGATATGGTCAGCATGTATCCCCGGTTGGTGAGGATATTTGTCACGAGGTCGCGCAGTTTCTTCTCCTGAATGCCGACAGAGACTTTCGGCGGGTTGTTGTTCACTGCATCCTTGATACCTTGGATAAGTTTTTTCTGCAACGGTACGATTTCGGCGTGAACCACCTTGCCGCGCAGTTTTTCCTCCACGGACTGAGCCGTGATATTCGGGGTGATTGTGGTGCTGATTCCCGAAGAGATGGCGGCGACAATCTTGTCTCTGACCTCCTTTTTTGCATCGAAGTCTATTTTCAGCTTGCGACCGGAAGACGGGTTGACCGCCGCCGAGATGGAGTTGGCGAGCTTGATAGCATTTATCCTGACATTCGCGGTGTATGTCTCGTTCCCGAACTTGGTCTTGATTGACTTCGCCATCGACGCACCGATTGAATCTCCCACCGATTTGAAGTCAGCTCCGGTAAGAGACTTGTTTATGGCATCAATCAATGACTGGGGCGAGACCGTGAAGTTCTCGATGTTGACGGGTGCCGATTTCAAGGCCGCGCTGATGTTGGCCGACAGCGAGGTTGTCAGCGGTGCGATTTCAGCCTTGACCACTTGTCCTGTCAGCTTCTTTTCAATGTCAGCCGAGGTGATTAACGGGTCGAAAGTGATTTTGACCGGATTCGCCGCGAGACCGTCTTCGATGCTTTTGCGGATTGAGGAAACGTCAATCTGTACTCCGCTCCCGAGTTGCGCCAGCTTATTGTTTATTTTCTGCAAGTCAGAGTCGGTCATGTCTTTCAGACCGACAGTGTAAAATAGATTGCCGAGGTTTGCCATTTTTTTGTAAGTTGTTAAAAGTTGATACGGACAATGTGTGTGCCCTTTGCGAGCCTTTCTTCCACTTCCTTTCTCTTGCGCTCAATCTCCTCCTTGCTCATCTCCTTGAACTCATGCTTCTTGGAGTCGGTGGTCTTTCCCTTCTTGCGGTTGTAGACGGTTATCGACACGTCGGCGCACATAAGTTCAAGCTGCGCGTTGGTGAGAATCCATAGAAGTCCGAAATATGGTTTTGTGACGGGGATACCGAGTATTCTCAGCGGTTCGGCTAACCAAGGCCGCTCTTTGCAGATTTCTCCGTATTGCCCCCAGAAAGTTCGGGACGGAAAGCACTTACTTCCGCTCTCGTCATCATCATCATCGTGTCTCTCATCGCGGTCAGCAATGTGGTATTTATCCAGTATTGGCGCAGCGGAATTTTTTTTTAGCGGTGGCGATAAGTTCGGTCAGCTCCTCTTCGCCGTACTGACGGATGTAGTAGTACCATCTCCACAGTAGCCAATGGAGCAGCATTATCTTGAAATGTCCGTTCAGCACTATCAGCGATGCGGCCTTGCACGATACCTTGGTCTCGTCTCCCGATTTGAGGAGCATGGATGTGAGCCGTCTGCGTGTTCCCGCTTTAAGCCAGCGGACGCTGAATTTCTTACCGCGCACCATTACGTCGGTAGGGGTGTCGTTATATATATCGTCGAGGAGCACCTCCTCCTCATGTGTAGGTTGTGTCATGGTCAGTCTTAATTAAGAGGGCGCGTCCCGCAGAACAGTGAGACGCGCCCGGGATTGGGTGGATAGGGGGATTCGGTTTAGGGTTCGGTTGCCGCGCCGTCCTCGAACATGTAGTAGATTGCCACACCTTCGCTGTTGTTGAGGGGCGATACCGAGAAGTTGAAGTAGAGGGGCTTTCCGGTATCGTCGAGCTTCGGGGTGGCGTAACCCTCGATGTTGGTGAGGATGATGACTGTCTTCTTGTCCTGCGAGCGCAGAATCATCGAGCCGGTCACCTTCTTGGGCGAGAAGTCGTAACCGTTACCGGTGTACGTCTTGCCTTCAAGGGTCATGCTTGCGGCCTTAGCCGAGGTCTTGTTCTGGAACAGATCGGCGATGTAGTCGGCCACCGAGGGAACCTGAAACGAGATGTCAGCGTCACCTGCATCTGCGATTGCAGTCCAGATCTGGCCGTCGGTCAGCTTGTACTTGGTGATGTCGGGGTCGCCGGCATCGAAGTTTACGCCATCTTCGCCAACGGGGATGTATGAAGCGGTGAGGGCTGCCGAGGGGTCGGTGATTTCCTCCTCGCTGTAAAGCACGTCGTTGACGCGGTTGAAGAGCTTCTTGAGGTCTCCGATTCTCTTGTCAATGGTTACTTCTGCCATAGTGATATAATTTTAGTTAGATGGTGATTTGAATTTCAAATTGAATAGTGATGAAGTGGAATCCCGCCTGGTCAGTGCCTCCGGCGAGAATCAGGGGGCGTGTGGCTGTGAATGTGGGTGTGACGATGGGGAACATTTCCGTGATTGCCGATTGCATCTCGTCGAGTCTCATGACATCCTCATACCTGCCTTCAATGTCGCGGGCGAACATGCTGAACTGACCGTAGGTGTACTGTCCCGCGTCTCCCTCCTGCCTTATGTTCTGTGGGAGTCTGACAAGCACAAAATCCTCCAGCTGTTCCGACGTGGCTTGCGGTCTGGTCGTGACAAACACATCGTTGCTGACCTCTTTCGCCAGTTCCGTGAGTGTCCGGAGTATTTCTCCGCGTGGATAGATTTTCTGTTCCATCAGCCGGGTATTGGTTTAAGATATTGCGAGATGTCAAATTTAGCGTTGTCATAGGCTTTTGTGAGTACGTCAATACCCATCTGCGCCTGTTGGAACTCAGCATATTCGACACCGTTGGTTACGACAACTGAAAATGTGTCAGACGGGGCTTTGTATGAGCGGATAAATGCAATGGCACGTTCCGGCTCGGTTTGTCCGTTTGTTGCGACTTTTGCTTTAAAAGTGTACACTTGCGTTTCTCCGTCCCAACGTTGCCATCCTGCCCGGTATCTCTGCCCCTTGCTCAGCTTGCCCTGCAATGGTTTTGGAACGCCCGAATATGAATCCCATATGAGTTTCCCATGAGCGTAGACCCCTGCCGCATACGAGTTGACAGTGTTACCGGTCATATTATGTTCTTCCTGTATGCGAATCTGCTCCGCATCATTGCGCGCAGACTCGGCGAACGGAATCAGGATGTCCTCCACGAGGTGCTTATAGGCAATATCCTGCATTTTCTTGCGTGCGGCTTCGAGCACCGATTTGTTTCCCATACCGTCAGCTGCTTGGAAGGTTACACAGAATCTCGGTCGAGTCTCCGAGTAATCGGGATGCGTTGAAATTCACGACCCGGAGTTTTGTCTCCGTGCCGCAAAGCGTCTCCACATCAACGAGGTCTCCTTTTTGAAGTCCCCGGACAATTGCCGGAATACTCACGCGGTAATCCGAGGAATCCACTTTTCCGGTCGTGCTGCTTCCGGTGTTGAAAGTGCGTATGTTGTCGGAGCTGCTTTTGCGGCATTGGCCTTTATACAGCTCCTTCTCCTCTCCTTTGGAAAAGGATGACGCACCTTCGAGGCGGTACACACGGCAGGTGTGCGGGAATCTTGGATTCAGCGTGTTTTGTGCCATACTCTCATTCCTCTTGCATGGACTCTGATACCTCCTTTGCCGACAACAGCCTCGTTCCATTTCTCACGGAGGGTGGTGTATTTGCGCCACCATTCCGCGATATTGGCACTGCTCACCGTCCATCCACCTTCCGAATGCGACCATGTGCCGTCCACATCTTTTGTGGTCGAGCCGCCCACGGGCAGGTTGGAAAGCTGGTAGTAGACCTCGGCCTCGGCAAGGTCGCGCTCACGCTCGGGAAGCGAGTATGCGTCGGCATTGCCGTCAAGGCCGCGCTTGACAAGGATTGTCCGCAAGGCTTTATCCGGAAGCATGTCTTTATCCGGAAGGAAGCCTTGCAGATACTCTATTATCGTGCATGATCCGTCATCGTAGAAGTCTGTCTCATCCATTGTCACGTTTCTCAGCCTTTCACGGTCACGTAGTACATCCAGCGTGTCTTGTTGGGGACGCAGAGTCCCGACACCTCGGACTTGATTACCTGGTCCATGGTCTCGTCGTTGAAAATCTGACGGAGAAGTGTGCGGCCACCGTCGAAAAGGGATATGCGCGCGCCGGGTGTTTCTACCACGAACGGCTTGCCGAACTGTGCGTCGCCTATCGCGCCGTCGGGAACGTAGACGAACACACCCTCCTCGAACGAGGGACATTCGTCGTAGACCATCTTTTTCTGTTTCTCGTCGAATTTCTCCACGAAACCAACATGGTCAATCACCGTCACCTTCGCGCCGATTGCTGTCTCGAACCATGCCTTGAAGGCATCCTCTGCCACGAAACCCTCAAGCATCTTGCGCGTCTCGGCATCCACGAGGGTGTTTTTGAGAGCGACGTAGGTTGAAAGGAGCGACGGGAGCTGCAAGATGTCCTGCCATGTGTTGTAGGCGACCTCCCAGTGTCCCTGCGGACAGTTGTCTTTCAGACGCGCCATGCGCTGTGTGTCTTTAAGCACCTGAACGAGGTTGACACCGGTTTTCTCGGTGATTTTGCCATCGGAATCCTTGGTGTACGCGATTGCCTTCTGCTTGTTCTTCGCAGGAACACCGAAGTCAATCTCCAGAGCAATACCCATGGGGTTGTTGATCTTGTTGATGACAAGTTTGCCCTCGTTCGACACAATGCGGTGACGCTGGTACCGGAAGGTGTTGTAGTTACCGCCAAGCAGGTTGTCGGTCGAGAGGAAAAGCTGATCCATCGCCACCGAGGAAATCTCGTCAGAAACAGTGCCGAGGCGGTCCACAAGGTATAGCTGGTCGCGCAGCTCCTTGCGCCCGATGGGAATCTCATGCTTGAAGATAGGAATCTGACCCATTTTCAGTGCGAGGCCGTCGGTTGACTTGGTGGGACCATCGGAGTCGATGTCCACATATCCTGCCATGGTATAGGGACGGACTACCGCGTCAAGCTGCTCATATGTCGGGCGCAGGGGCAGAGAGGGATTAAGGGGGAATCCCATCTGCTCGAAGGTCTGCTCGGCATTGTATTTCTCGGCGAACATGTCATTGACATACTCGCTGAACGACGTGTAGCCGAGGTTCGAGAGACCATGGGCTATGAGGTCGTAGAATTGAGGTGTTCTTGTTATTGCCATTGTCAAAAATCTTTAGCGTTGTTATACTCAGGGTTCTGCGGGAACCTCGCCCTCGTAGACGAACTCCACGGCGGGGAGCTGCTTCATGAGCGATTTGGGAAGACCCTTGCCGCCGTTGGCGCGGTTGGCGTAGATTCTGCCGTCATAGCATACGGCACATGTCGCGGAGATACATCCGGCGGGGACGCTCACGTCATCGAAAGTCAGCCCGTTGACCTGAGGCAGCTTCTCGGCATCGGTGATGTCAACTATCTCGACATCTTCCCCGGGGCCGTTGAAAATCACCGGAGTACCCGCAGGAATCACCGTACCAGGTTCAAGACCATCGAGGGGAATGTTGCCACCGCCCTGATAGACCTTGTTTCTGCGGGTCCATACGGGAAAATCGCCGCCGATGGAGAATACTTCCCCCTGCGCGATAGTGTTGAATGTTCCTGAAAGATTGTTCATAAAATTGTAAGTTTTAGTGGTTTAGAGTTTGCCGCGTGCTTTGAATTTCTTTTTATAAGCCTCGCGTGCTTCCTTTGCGGCCTCGTCCGACACTTTGCTTGCTCCGGTTCTTCCGGAACTCCCGTAGGGTGTCGCGCCGTCACCGAAGTAGCGTTTGAGAAGTTTCTCGTAAGCCTTTTTGGCTTTTGCGGTGACGCTTTCGGCATTGTCGTTCTCGCCGACCTCGACGGTCTTGACAGCATCCTCCCAAAGCTCCTTGTTGGCGACTTTGAGAGTCTTTCCCATTGCGGCTACTTCCGACATCACTCCGGCGCGCGCCTCACGCGCCCTTGACTCCTTGACCTCTTTTTCAAGCATGGCAAGTCGTTTCTCTACATCGGTCTCGCCCTCGGGTTTGCCATCATTGCCCTTGTCGGCGGGTTTTGTCTCGGGCTTGTAGTTTTTCTTGAAGCCCTCGACGGCAAGTTTCATGTCAGCTGAGAAGTTGCCGTTGAGCGAGCGGAGAATCTTGGCATGACGCTCAAAATTGAACTCCTCGCCCTCAGCGGGCAGATTTTCATTGACATACTCGGAGATTGTCCTTTCCGACAGTGAGGTTTGTCCTAACTGCGCGGTCAGAGTGGATAAGATTTGTTCTTGTTCCATCAGATTCGGGTAAATAAAAAAGAGCCTGATTCA